GACAGACCGGACGCATGACAGAGATTGGAAATCCTTTCTTGGAGAATGACAATGACAGTTAAGAAAAAGTTTGACAAAGCATTGTATGATATGGCCGACAAAGCTGCTAAAGATGCTATGGTTGCATGGCTGAAGAATGATCATAGTAATATCAATGCAGACGAAACTACTTACTTCGACATTGTTTGCACAGCAGGACCGGAAGGTCACCCTAGACTTCTGTGGGAGGTAGAGGTAAAATATTCTTGGAAAACTGACGAGTGGCCTGACAGTTGGAAAGAGCTACGTATTCCATACCGTAAGCAGAGACTTCTTGACAAGTGGAAGAATGAATGTTATAATGACATACTTACTTTCGTAGTCTTCAATCATGACTGCACAAAGGCTTGGCATGTGGATGGTCATACTCTTATGGACTGCGAGGTCAAAGAAGTTTCTAATCGTAACATCAGGAGGGGTGAAAAATTCTTTCACATACCAGTTACAGATGCATACTTAGTGGATATGAAAAATGAAAGCAGTGGTGGACATTGAGACAGACAGCATTAACGCAAAACAAATACATTGCATTGTAGCTAAGAAGTACGACACGGGAGAGACGAGACAGTGGGTGCAGGGTGAGTGCGGTGAGTTCAGGGAGTGGTCAAAGCGCATTGATACTTTTATCATGCATAATGGTATCAGCTTTGACGCCCCTGTTCTTAACAGGCTTACAGGCTCTGACATCAGGTTAGATCAGATACGTGATACGCTGATTGAGTCTCAACTATACAATCCCGTTAGGGATGGTGGTCACTCTCTTGAAGCTTGGGGTAAACGTCTAGGCTCTGAGAAAATAGAATACAATGACTTCAATCATTTCTCTCCTGAGATGCTAGAGTATTGCAAGCAGGATGTTAACGTAACACAGAAGCTGGGCATGGCTCTGGAGAAAGAGGGCAAAGACTTTTCTGACAGGTCTTACAATCTGGAACGTCAGGTTCGCAGTATTGTAGATAAACAGCAAGAGAATGGCTTTGCCTTTGATATTATGGGAGCCATGATACTGGAGGCAAATCTATCTGATGAGTTGTATAAACTTGAAGAGAAAGCACAGAGCATGTTTCCCGCCAAAGTGGAGAAGCGAGTATCGGAGAAGACGGGCAAGCCTCTGAAAGATAAGGTAACAGAGTTTAACATTGCCAGCCGAATACATATTGCAGAACGTCTGGAAGAGATGGGTGTTAAGTTTACTAAACACACTGAGACAGGCAGGGCAGTAATTAATGAGGCAGTTCTGGATAAGATTGATTTACCAGAGGCACAGATGTTTTCTCGTTACTTTCTTCTACAGAAGCGAACAGGTCTTCTCAGGTCTTGGATACAGGAGTGCAGCGATCAGGACAGGGTGCATGGTAGAGTGCTAACGCTGAGAACTATCACAGGCCGCATGGCACACCACAAGCCTAACATGGCACAGGTTCCTGCTGTGTACTCTCCTTACGGTAAAGATTGTCGCAAGCTGTGGACTATCTCAAATCCTGATACCCATCAGCTTGTTGGTACAGATGCCAGTGGTCTTGAGCTTCGTTGTCTTGCACACTACATGGGTGATGAGAAGTT